TAAGCTCTAATCCAACCTCTACGATTGCACCATTGCCTAATAGGTTTTCTTCTTCTACGCTGAATAATCCATCTTCATAGGAAAGCGTATTTTGCGAGTCAGTCATAGCACCATCTAACCTAGAAAACGCTGATAAGTCATCAGGTTTATTTAAGTAATCTCTATAAATTCTATCTACGAGTGTGCCTACTGCTGCCATATATCTCCATATTACTAGAGGGAGAAGTATTTATCTCCCTCTAATAAATATACTATCTATCTCCTAATTAGGAGGTAGCTAGGTTTGTTATTTTTGCGTGGAACTGTTCTGGACCATATTCTAATCCAATTTCTCCATACACTTGGTACTTATAAGCAGCACCAGTTTGAGCCAATGGCTCTACGAAGAAGTGTCCTTTTCCTGGAATATCCAAGAAAACTGGCTTCAAGAATGACAAGTCTGCAATGAGAATGTCATCTGCTGGAATGTGTCGCTCATACACAATACCGAGTTGACCGAAGTCAGTTTCAATAGTTGTGATGTTAACACCACCGACATTTCTATCTCTAGGAGCTAAAGCTAATGAGTTAGAAAATAATGCTGATAACGCTTGTTTTTGGAAAGCGTTAGCAAAGATAACTGGTGTTTCAAAAGGCGCACCAGAATCTGCCATTTTTTTCATTGCTTCATCAACCATATCTTGTGTAAGCGCTCCTGCTGCACCTGCTACTTCGTTAGTAGTTACAGCTTCAAGCATACCTCTAGTTTGTCTAGCTGTTGATATGTCTGTGTCTGCGACATAGGTTCCTTGAATAAAGGAATGTTCTATATCTCTTGCAGCTGTTTTCATAGCCATATCTAATTGGAAAGCCAATTCATCTTGAACTGGTTGATTACCAATGATGGATTGACCTGAAAGGTTTCCAACTGCTGCTTGTTTGGTGTATGATACTTCAACACCATACTGCATTATTTGAGTAACATTGATTACTTCGCTTCTTGTTCTACCCTTCATAGTTGGGTCAGCACCTTCAACAGCTGCTGTTTGTGTAGCACCTGCGAGGTCTGTTGTTTGCCAAGTAAATTGTTTTGATGTGACTGATTTTCCACCAGTCATACCACCAATAGCACTCAATAATGGAGTATCTGTTGGGGAAACATTGAATAGTTCTCCAACATAATTAGGTAGGTTATAGGATTCTCCTTGACCTGTAATTGCACCCATTTAATTCTCCTTTTTATTGTTAGTAATAGAGAGTAATTTTTATAATTTTCTCTCCATTAGGGCTTTAAGTTTTTCTGCTTTGAGAGCTGAACTTGTTTGCCAGTCACCATCAGACTGTGCCTGATTTATTTGGTCCTCTATGCCAACAGGTTCAACTGGTACTGATGCTTCAATTACAGTATCTAAACTATCTTGGCTAGTTACTACTCTTGACCTTTGAGCCTCTTGCTCTGTCACTTCATCAGGACTTGCACCCCAACCATAGTTTTCAGCAGCAAATTGCTTTATAGAATCAGAGTCTAACTCACCTTTATACAAGTCTTTTAATGCTTTACCTGGTCCAGAGCTAGGGTCAAAACCTGCATCTTTAATGGCATTACCCATCTGTACAGACTTATATTCTTTCTCTACAGCTTCAAGTTCTTTAATGCGTTCACGCATTGCCTTGATAGCATTGTTATCATCTTGTGTGTTTTCCACTGTATTATCCATATCGTTTTCCATTTTTTCTCCTCTCCCAGATTTCTACTAACTACATTATCCTGGGGTTAATAATGCGATAGGCGACAAATTATAATTAAAGTACAAATGAGAATTGTCAGCCACTTCTAGCTGTACCGATACTAAGCGATTTAAATACGCAGCTTACACGCTTGAAATAAGCTGGAGGTGCAGAGTCAATTTATAAACGCAGACTACCACTATGCGATACTTTTATATTAACACAGATATTATCTAGATGTAAACTTTAGATTTATATTTCTGTAAGACCTGTAACTCTACGACCTGTTCTAACAGCACCTGTTGTAGGTGCAAACTCTGCTGCCTGTTGCTCTCTTAATCTCTGTATTCTTTCTATATCTTCTCGTTCTCCGAATACAGCAGCTTCAGTAAACTCTTGTAAACCTAATCTTTCTTCTTTAGAAACACCTCCTTGTGCTTCTAGTTCTTGAAGTTCTTCTATCTGTTGTTCTGCAACTCTGAATGTTTCTCTAGCTTGTTGTTGAGTTACACCAAATCTTTGTAATCTTTCTATCTGTGGTTGTGAGATTTGTAATCCTCTAGCTTCTGCTTCACCACCTATTTGTGCTTGTGTAATTTGTCCAGATAATATAGCATCTCCTATAGTAGGGTCAACTGCTGCTGCAAATATAGACTCTTCTGATAAATCAATACCGAAGTTAGTTGCATAATACTCTTTTACTTCTGGAATATTTTGTTCAATACCACTGTAAACTGTATTTAGTCTTGACTGAAACTCTGTAGGGCTTACATCACCTTCTACGAGTTGTCCAAAGTTATCGGCAAATACATCAGGATTAATACCAAACCTTCTTAAATCATCCTTATATGACTCTAGAACAGCACCATACTCTGCTTCACTTAACCTAACAGAACCATCAGGTCTAACATTACCAGGAAAATAATCAACATATTGAGGGTCTTGCCTTATAGCACCTACAGCTAAATCAACATTCTTGTCAAACTCTACATATTTTTCTTGAAATAAGTTTAATAAACCTTCTGGTAAAAAAGGATATAAAGCTCTAGCTTCTGTTAAAAAATCTGCCATTAGTTAATCCTAACTCCTTGACCGAATACTTTCAATGATTCAAGAGCTTCATTAACTACCTTATCTACACCTTGACTTAATCCTTGCTGTGTAAGATATTGACCAGCTTTAACTGAATCATTTAGTTTTAATACTTCTTGAAATGTAGAACTTGATGTATCTATTTGTTGACCCCATTGATTAGTTGTAAAGTTTTCCCAAGGAGCAGCAAACTCTTCGTATGTTACATCTTCACCATATTGTGGAAATAAACTTTTCTTTTGAGCCATAAGTTTTTCTGTTAATTTAAATTCATAGTTAGGGTCATTACGAAGTTTTCCTGCTTCAGCAGCTCTTAGAGTGGGGTTTATATCACCAAAAACAGGTCCTAATATTCTTGTATATAATTGTTCAACCCTATCTTCACCAGCTACTGTAGAATCTACTACTACATCTCCACTTGTTAAAAATACTTCTAAATCTTTATCTTTAGTTCCTGGTCTTGATGGGTCAGCTATTAAAGCTATCTGGTCCTGTGAATATGTTTGTGACCAATCACCAGTTGTTAACTTTCTTGAAACCCAGTTAATTAAACTTTCAGGTGGATTAGAAACACCTGCCTGTATCATAAGATTTCTTACAGCAATTTTATCATCCTCTAACTTACTTAAAGCATCTGCTGGTAGTTCATCTGAAGGTTTACCTTGTGATAACAGTAGCCAATCTCTTTGGTCTTGTGTACTCGTTCTCCACCAATCAGTAGTTTTCCATTCAGCTTCTGTAACTGTTCTACCTTCTAATACAGATTCAGCTAATAAGAAAACCATTTCTTCATCTTCTAGCCATGGTCTTAAATCTGCTTCTTTATCTAAGTAATCTACAAAACCTTCCCAAGGAGTTTGTCCTTGTGCTAGAAATCTAGGGTCATACAATTCTGCTATATTTCCAAAAGGAACAGTTAAAGAAATATCCGAATCAGATACTTGTCTAAATGTTTGTTGTGAAAAATCTAATGGATATAAACCTTTTATGTCATCTTCTGTAGCTTCGTAACTTAATGATAAGTTTGTACCTGGAATAGGATACAAAACATAGTAGTTGCTACCAGATTGTACAATCTCTCCACCATCAGGAATACTCCCTGCAAATACATTACCACTTGTTTGACCAGCATTAAATGTTGTATCTACTTCAGCATCACCAGCATCACCAGCATCACCAGCATCACCAGCATCAGGTCCACTAGGGTCTAATTCGGAAACATCTGTATCTGGTTCAACAATAGAATCACCTTGTTCTTCTTTTTCTTGATACTCACCTGTAAGTTGTTCATAAAGTTCTTGTGTTACTGGACCTGCACTACCAACATCTTTCCAATAACTACCATTAAATGGTCCACCTGGTCTTGCTTGTGTATAATATTGAAACTCTGTGTTAGAGTTAATAATAACTCTGTTTCCTTCTTGGTCTTGTAATATTCTTCTGTCATAACCTAATTCAGCTTTAAATACATAATCAGCCATTATTCAGCCCTAACCATTGATTCAAATAACTTTACAAAGTTGTTATTTATCTTTTGTTTACGAGGACTCATAGGTTGCATATCTCTAATTATGTTTGTTTTAATTTGATTACCTTCAAAAGACCCAGCTTGTTGTGGTACTTGCGATTCAAATTCTTCTTTACCTTCTAATTGCACATTTGTATTAATAGGTGTACTTTCAGTAGTTTCTTTCACAACATCCTTTTCATCTTCTAACGAGTCTATATAAAGTTCCATAGCTTTTGTAGCTAAGTCCCAATCATCTTGTTCTCTATTTGTTGGTTTACTACCACCATTATAGGCAGACCAAGCCTCCCAACCAGTTGGACTATCCTTTCTTTTTTTTCTGTCAGTCCATATCTGTAATGCAGCTTGTGCATTATTCATAGGGTCTTTTAACCATTCTACTGCATCTTTACGATTTTCAATACCTCTTTGCTTAAACCATTTACGCATTGGATTTTTATTACCACTTAAATCCCAATGTGGTTTTAAATCTACTTGAAATAATCCTATTGCAGGGTCATCTGCATTATCTTGTAGTTTATCTGACTGTCCTTTAGATTCTAATAAAACAATTCTTACTGCTTCAGGTATAGCTTCTTCTGGAAAACCTGCTTCTTTTACAATATTTGCAATTTCAATAGGAGCTAAAGCACCCTCTATATTATAGGGATTATCAGCCACCGATACTCCTGAGCCCAGCAACACTAGACTTAATAACATTGGCAACATTTGTTGTTTGTTCCCTTCTTTGGTTCAAATCCATTTCTGGTTTAAATAACTCTTGTACTTTATTTTGAAAATTTACTTCAGCATTTGGTACATCAGCAAAACCACTAGGAGTTACTTTTTGTAATTCACCAGTTTTTATTGGTCTGCCTTCAAACATTATTTGTTCTTCTCTATACAAAGGTTGTGCAGCTATTTCTGCGTTAGACAACTCTCCTTCAAATTGTTCTTGTTGTAATCCTGCAAGTATGCCTGTCAGAATATCTAGTTCGTTATCTGTTGGAGTTCTTCCAACAACTGATTTAACTGTATTCATAACTTGATTTGTTAAGTCAGCATAGTCAAGTTCTAGTTTATCTGGCAATTCTGATGTATCATATTTAGGATTTGTTAAAACATCACTAAGCGTACTATTCCAATTCTGTCCTGCTGTATTTGCATCAGCTAATAAAGTTTGAAATGCTTTTTTTGTACTTTCATCAAGTAATCCTTTTGTAAAAGAACCATCTTTTAAATAACCAGCATCTTCTAATTTTGTTTGTATATCTTGTACAGATTGTCTGGTGTTTAAATTTCTTAATTCAGTAAGGTCATCACCTGGATAATAAGGAGTAAAGCCATAAGTTTCCATAAGAAAATCTCCAGTATCTTTATCTACTCCACCAATTTTTATTTTTTTAGGAAGTCCAAAAGGTGCGACACCAGAATCAAAAGAAGGAACATAGCTAATTACTTGATTCATAGTAACTAAATTACCATCTGCATCATAGGCTTGTACCAGAGGTTTTATAGTTTGTAGACTATCATTATCATCTACAAGTTCTTCAACTTCACCTAATATAATTTCTTTATCTTCATTTTCCATAATTAATCTTCCTTATTAAATTGTATCTCATATTTCAACAGTTCATCATATAAAACAAGAAATTCTGGATACTCTGAACCAATGTTAGATGCAATACTTCTAAGTATCTCTCTCATATCTTGGTCTATATCTGTAGTACCAGTTGATAATTTTCTTTCTATTAGTTTTAAATCTTGTGGATATTCGTATCCCTGTGTTTCAGCTATTTTAACTATGGCATTTTCTCTTGCAGCAAAGTAATTATTTATTGCTAACCATTGTGGTGAAACTTCTTGTACTGCTGGGTCCATTGACATCTCTCTTAATTCATTTATCTTTGCATTGTAGTCTGATGGTTTTTTAAATCTAATCTCTCTATCAGCCACAACTTCAAAGTTTTCATCACCAAGTATACCTGGAACTCCCATAGGAAACATTTCAGCAGCATCATTCTTAATTTTTCTTTTTAATTTGATAGCTTCTTTACTATTATCTCCTCTTAGTTTTTTAAGCTCTGCATCTACAACAAGATTGTATAAAAACTGTTGTGATTCAATAGCAAATATTAATGGGTCTATTTGTTCTATAGCATCACTCTCTAAAGATTTAAAAAACGCATCATCATTTAGTTCGCCTTCTTCATCTATATCTGGTGTTAAATAAATACCAGTTAATGGATACTTGTCCATAAACTCTTTGTTGTTTCTCTTAAACTGTACTTCGTTTTCAAATCTAGGTAATTTACCTTCTGTTTGTTGATACTTACCTTTTTTAAGTAAAGCATTTCCAAAACTGTTAAACTTTCCTGATTCATCTGTTCCTATCATTCTATTAAAAACTATCCAAGCTAACTCTTCACCATCTTCTATTCCATACTCTTCTTGATATTCTTGTCTTAGCTGTGAATAAAAAGATGTTAACACACCCATAGAAACCATAGTTTTTCTTTCATTAACAGATATTTTTCCTAAATCTGCTTCACCAATTACAGCCTCTAGTAGCTGCATAGCATTATCTTTTTTGATTTCTGTACTCATAAGTATTCTTGGTGGTGATGGTGCGAAGAATTGCAAACCTGCTTCTACAAATAATCTAAACTTAACATTTTGTATAACTGCATCATCAAATGCTGCTAAATCTTCAGCACTTTGCATAGGTCTAACTTTAGATAGACCTACAACTTTTGCACTGTCTAACACTCTTGATGCAACTTTATCTTGCGATATCCAACTTGTTGGTGATTCAGGACTGACATTAATTGCTGCTATTGCAGACTTTATGTAATTAGGAAGCAAAACATCAGCAAACCATGTAGGGTTTCCTAGGTCAGCTACTTCTTCAATAGGAGTACCGAAAGGAAATACTAATTTAAAAGCATCTTCTCCAAAAGTGTCTATCAAAGTATTTTTCATCATACCTGCTCCTACTGCTACTACTGGTCCGACACCAGGAAGTAGTGATACAGATATTAAATTAAATCCACTTATAGGAGTTACTACATCAGCACTTAAATTACCACTTTCGTTTCCACCTAGTAATCTGTTAGCAATAAATTCAGGCATAGGAAAAGCTATCATCTGTTCATCAGACAATGGGTCTTGAAATGTAATTCCACTACTTCTTGCATTAGTTAAAGCCATTTCTGCTCTGTGAGCATACTTAGGTTGTTGTGCAATACCTTTAGCCCAAGATAGTGTAACTTCTTTAAATGCTTCTAGGAATGGAAACACAAGTCGTAACGAATCAGCGACAAGACCTTTTTGTGATAAGTTATACAATATTCTGTTGTGTTCTTCTAAAGCGTATATTTGAGCTCTTTGGTCTATTTGTTCTAAAGTCATTTTAGGTAACTGATTATCATTTATTTTTTTTGCATCATCAGTCAAATATGGATACAACTCTTCCAATTCTTTTTTTACAGATTTAGGAAGTTTTTTAATTCTACTCATAAGTTTTTTAGCTGCTTCAGGTGTTGCTTGTACTAAGTCATCAGCAACGCTTCTAAAGTACAACTGTTTGTATGCAGGTATCCTGTTTATGTTTGCTTCCATTGCACCTGCCATAAACCACAGCGTGTCTGAAATACCTGTATTACCTAACTTGGTGTATTCATCAACATACTCTGCATAAGTGCTATTTATTAATTCATCTGGAGCAGGAACAAATCCTGGTCTGTTATCGGATGTTCTAAGCATATCTTCTATTCCATCCATAATAACTTTAACATTTTCTGTCTTTCTTCTATCCCAACTTTTTACATCAATACCTTTATATGTACCAGTTGCTATAGAGTCAAGTAGCTCTATATCTCCACCTGTAAGTTCTACAATTCTTTGTTTATAGCCATTTAAAAATGATTTAACATCCTCTACGCTTGTTAGTCTTTCTGCTCTATCTAATGCCTTTTCATAATCTATTCTTAAATTTTTTAAATCTCCACTCCAAAGTCTTTCCGATAATTCATCAAATGATTTACCTTCTACTGTATAGCTAGCTATATTTTCTGCAATATCATTTCTCCAAATACCTGCTAATTGTATTCTTATAGCTTCTGAAAACCTTTTTACTTTTTCAGTATTTTCTAATATGTCATTATCAGATAAAGTAAACTCTGAAAAGTTTTCATTAACGAATCCTTTCATAGCTTTAGGACCAAAATGTTTTCCTGCTGAATTAGCAACTGCTTTATCTAAACCTTGTTGTAAAGCTCTATCTTTTTTTGACCAAGCATTTTCAACAAACTTTTTACCTAAAACATCTTCATCAATTAATAGTGCGTAATCTAAATAACTTTTAGGTGCATTAACAATAGAATCAAGACCATAAACAGCCATACGAGGCTGTCCTTCTAGAACAAGTCTTAATGGATAAGCAAGTCGCAAAGGTAAGTTAGCTGTTGACCAAGTTCTTTGTCCTTTCCATAAAACATCTAAACTATTCCACATATAGTCTGGAACTTTTCCTGTAAGCTCACCAAATGTAACATCTGCATTATTCATAAATTTACCCATTGGTGTATCAGGATTAAAACCTTTTGTATTTTTATTAAAAGGTTTTTTAAGGACACCTTCTATTTGTCCAACAGTTCTTTTTAATTCTCTATGGTCTGTAAAATAAAAAGTCCTATCCATAATTTGGTCAGGGAATGGTGTTTGTAAATCAATAGATTCGCCACCTACTTTAGTTGTTTTTTGCATACGAGTGGTTATTGGTTTCAAACCCTCTCCTGATTTTCTAGCTGCATTATCAATAGAATAAACTACATTTTCATCTCTAAATCCTCTAGCTTTTTTTCTATGTACTTTATAACTTTCTACAACTTTAGGATTATCAGATACTTTATCTATAAGTTTTCCATAGTAATCATCAGCAAGTATGTCTTGTGCTTTTTTGTAATCTTCATCAACAAGTGATTTAGTTAAACGAACTGCAATATCATTAATTTCTTTTCTAGGCAACTGACCAACTGTTCCATGATTGACCATAGAGTTTACAGTTGTTTTCCAATCTTGTAAGTTCACTTCATTTTCTGGAATATAACGACCTATATAACTTAATGGGTCATCAGCTTTTGCTGCTGCTCTTTTAGCTCCAAATGCTTTATAAGCAGAATCATTAATCCAATCAGGTAATATCTTAGTTCTATTTATTTTAGGTACATTCCAACTTGTTCCATTAAGCAAAGCATCTCTTGTTATGTCAACTATTTCATCTGCTGTGTTAGCTTCAAATAGTTTTAAAGCATAAGCAGGGTCATCATTAGCATCTAATAATCTAATAAACTTATCGGGACTTTTATCTTTAACAATGTTTTCAGCTACAGTCTTTCCCATTTCAGAATCAATGAAGGTATTAGCTAATGTTTTTACATCATCTAAATTACCTTCTTTAACAGCTTCGTTTATTTTTCTTTGTAAACTTCTTGCTCCTTTAAGAGCTTTTCCTGATTTACCTATTGCAGCAGCAGGGTCAGTAAATATTAAAATACCTGCATCTATTGTTCCAGAAATTAATTTGTCAATAGTAGGACTTTCTACTCCTAATTGATTAGTAATGTATCTACCAAATGTTATATTTCTATTTTTATAAAGATTAGCTTCTTTAAGTTCAGAAGATATTTTTTCTGATTCACCACCTGGCAAAAACCCTGTACCAGTTAATTCATCATACGCATCTGTAACTCCAGATATTCCTAACCTTCTATAAGCCTGGGGAATGTTCTTGATGTAATCATCTGGATTTAATTCTGCTTTTTCAGATATTTTTCTAAGAGTATATTCTAAAGAACTAGGACCTGCTTGTTCATAATATCCAGCAAGTTTTCTAGCTCCTGTTTCTCCAACAAAATTATCTGAAATACCAAAATCTTTTCTTCCCATAAGTCTTGCTACGCCATTAGCTATTGCTCTTGATTCAGGAGAACCAACAGGAAATAATGGATTAAAAGCATAAACTCCTGCTATTTTTTGTGCTTCTTCTTGTGGCAAACCTTTTTGTATTAGTTGTTGTTCAACTTCATCAGAAAACATAACACGACTTCTTAGTCCTCTCATAACAAGTTGTTCTTGTGTGTGATTCCAAGTATCAAAAGCAAACTTTACTGTTCTTTTAAAACCTCCACCAATATGGTCTACAAATACATTTTTAATAGTGTCTGAAATACTTGCAGGTGTTTTTGTGTAATTCTTATTTACTTGTGCGTTAATAACTTCTTGTTCAGTAGCAGCTTGTTTAACTTGGTCATTAGTAGCATCAGTCTGTACTAAAGAACTTATTAATCCTGTAGGCATACCTGGATAGGTATTTTTGATTGTCAACATTCTATTTTTTTTATCTTCTGACAATCCATAGTTTTGCCAGTCTTTAATAGCTTGTTGTTTTAAACTTTTTAATTCTGAATTATTTTTAAATTCATCACCTAATGTGTACTGGTATACCATTATTCTGTTTCAAGAACTGTAAGTCCATCATTAGCCAGTGAAACTGTATCTGTAGTAGGAAACAATTCAGCTAATGCTATAGCATATAAGTCACCCTTTTGTTGTGGTGTTAAAGTCATTCCCATTCTTCCTGGTCCTACTGGAGCACCATCTGTTATAGGTTGGTCTGGTACTTGTGTTTGTGCAAAAACATCAACAGGTTGAAATTTTCTTTTAGGTGCAGCTTGTGCTTGTGGTGTACCTTCTTTAGGCAATGGAGCAGCTTGTTGCTGTTCAGTTAATGCTTGTTGTTCACCATAACCTACACCAGGTATTCTACGCACAGCTTGTGTATTGTCTTGTGTGTTTCTAGCTGGTGGTGGTACATTTAACTTTCTTTTATCAACACCTTTGTTTGAGTTACTCCTGGTCGCCATCTTCATCCTCTTCTTCAAAAAATGTAAAAGTAGAACTTATAATCATATAACCAAAAGGAAACACCATTGGTGGCATTTGGTCTGTGTATGCTTTACTTTGTACCTTATCTTCAAAAATAATATCATCACATAGCTCATCAACATCTGACAAACAAAAATCTACTATTTCTTCAAACTTATTATTTATAGACATTATCCTCCTAATCCACCAAGTAGTTGAGCTATGCCTGGTGGAGCACCTTGTGGTGGCAAGGCACCTCCTCCAAGCAATTCTTGTTCAGCTGTTGGTATCTCTGGCTCTTCTGCTGTAAAGAACTTATCTAAAATATTTTGCATATCATCAGGATTCTTTCTTATCTGCACAACAGCCATAGTTGCCTTTGGGTCGCCTTGTTGGGCTTGTGCTAACAATGTATCAAACAATACACTGTCTGCTTTTTCTTTTGTAATTCTATCGTTAACTCTAACAAGGTTATCTAAACCATCTAAGTTTTCTTGTAGTGTTTGTCTATCAATAATACCAGCTTGTAGTAACTGTAAACCAGTCACAATCTTCTGTGGTTCATCATATCCAGCCATAGCTCCATACACTCTTCGTGTCTTGTAAGATGTTATATCTTTACCTGGGTCGTATGTTTCTGAATAAAAAGTATTGTCCATATAACCAGATAGTGATTTAGCATTACCACCATACATCTTTGCATCCCACTCTAATCTCTTAGAGTCAATCATCTCTATAGCATCAGACATAAC